TTAAAGTTGAAGCCCATTGTGTAATACATTAATTCTGGATTAAATCCTGCATCTACTAAAGCAAATCTAGACTTAATAGCGATTTTCGGCGCCATTGTTCCTTCTGCGATAGTTTCTACAGATTCAGCCATTAAGTATGGCATAAATACTAATCCTGGAGAATTACCATCACCTTTACGTCCTACACAAATTGTATAGTCATTAAAAGCTCTGTTAGGATCTACATAAATTGTTACCCCAGCAATTGCACCGATTGGATATAAAGATCCACCAGCTTGGTTAACTGTATTAGATAACGGATATGCAATAAATCCAGCTACAGATTGAAGAGCAGTTGCCATTTCTCCACCTGTTACTGCAAATGTTGCAGGTCCACGTCTACCTCTAGTAGCAATTAAGTTACTAGCAGCAAGAATTTTAGTATAAATTCTACGTTGTAATGTTCCTTGTGTAGAACCACCACCTAAAACAGTAGCACCAGGTACAGCAATAGTTGTTGTAACATTGGTAGTATTATTAAATCCTAAAGGTAAAGCAGCATTAGCAGCAGCAGGGTTAGCAGTATCAAATGATTCTGATAATACAGTACCACTAACGGCAAATGTATTTTGAGCATTTGTTACACCATTTCTGAAGATTCTGTCTAAGATATACTTGTTGATAGATTGAGTTAACTCATTTACCAATACAGCCTCAACTTGAGCGACAGCATCAATTCCGAATTGCTTCAGATCTTGAACTTGTTCTCTAGTTACAGCAGCAGCAACTTGGAAAGTTTCTGCAGCAACAGACTTGTTAAATAAGCTTAGTCCCATGATATTATCAACAGTTGATTCACCTACACCTCTTTGGTAAGGATCTAAACCGTTAATATTCTCAGTTCCAAAAGCAGGTCCACCAGTAGCAGGGTCGTTAGTTGGTTGGAAAGCATTACCAGAGAATCCAGAAATATGGTCTTCTAAAGCTTTTACTAATCCTAAACCAGAAACAGCAGCAACAGTTGCAATTGCTAACATTGCAGCATTACCTAATACTACAGATGATGCAGCTCTTACAGCAGGAGCAGCAGCTCTTACAGCACCATATAAAGATCCACCAGCTATGATAGAATTGTATATAGTTGAAGCAGCAGTTTCAGCGCCTTGTGAATAATTAAATCCACTATTTACTAATGTTCCAGCAGCAGGTACACCACCAACAACAGTAGCAACAATTTGTGCAGTTGTATTAGCTCTTACTCTGAATATTTGGAAACCGTCGATTCTTGAGTTACCTACGTAAGTAAGTTCATAAGAAGCAGCAGCTAAATTTCCAGCAACTGGAGTTAGTGCAGCAGTTGTTCCATTTAACTTATCTGCATATACTACATCATTAACAACCCAAGTTGTAGCAGCACCACCATTGGCAACAACTACAGTTGGAACGTTAAATTTAATTAGTAACGGAGAAGCAGTTGTATCTAAAGCGCCATTAATTGGAGCTCCTGATCCTCTACCACCACCGTATACAAAGTCTAGGTAAGTTAAAATACCCATTGGGCCTTGCATTGGTACAACTGGTACTAAGTCTAAACCTATAGTCTGAGCTGCTACTTGCATTGCAAGTGGTAACAAAGAAAAAGGTCTGTCGCCAGATCCAGATGCTTGTGCTGGGAAAGCGTTCATTGATCCAGGGTTTCCTGGTAATGTTACGTTCCCCATACTTTGAACATTCATGTTCGGGTTAAGGTGTACAGTATTGTAAACACTTTCATTAAGGTTATGGTAATGACAGTACTTAGACATCCAAGATAACTTAGATTTTTCAGTAATACCCGTACTCTCCTCAATAATAGGTCCCCAAGTCTTTTGAACCTCAGCCTCGTTGATTAATTGATTTGCGTGCATTTTTTAAAATTTTTTTCGCATTTGTGAAACACGTTTAAACATGTTTCGTTTCTAATCGCCTGAGCCCTTTTCTTCTTAGCTATTCGATTAATATTGTTTAGATTAAGTTATCTACCTAATCTGAATTTCATTTTGTTTATTAGATCTGCTGAATAGCTTTCATTTAGTAATGGCTCAGTTTTTGTACGAGCAGCCTCAGCAGCAGTTTTACTTTCATTAAGTGTTTCAACATTCATTGGTGTTGATCTTAAATCTCTTGTTCCCCAAAAGTTATTAATAGCATAAGGAGTATTTAAAGAATGAAACTTAGATTCAGCAATAATTTGTTGTTTTCTGTTTTCAGAAAGATTTTCCCATTTAGAATGGAATTTTACTGGCATATCATCAATAAAGTTAATTGCCTTTCTTTCTACTATAAAACAAGAGTCCCAAACATTTTCAGCTTGTATAGTTGACATAACAGAATCTTTATTCATTGATTCAACTATTAACGCTTGTTTATTATTATCTAAAGAATCAAATTGATTCTTTTTAGATTCGGATAAGAAGTTCATAAAGTGCATATCAGAAGCATTCTTAGTTTCTGCTTTAGAAATTAAGTTTGTTAATTTTTCACTGATAGTATCTTTATAAGTTTTTGTATCTTCTTCTTTAACTTCTACTGATTCATTTATTGATTCTTCAATAACTGGTTCAGTTTCTTCATTAATAGTATCTGCCTCTATAGTATTTGCATTTTCTGCAATATACTCAGAATATTTAATACTCTTAGTTAAACTTTCACCAAGATATTCAGAATAAGCAATATTTTGATCAACCTTTTCTGCAACATATTCAGAATACTCAATTCCTTTTTCTAGAGATTCACCTAAATAATTAGAATATTGAATTCCTTTATCTGCTTGTTCAGCAACGTGTTCACTATATTGAATAGTCTTATCAAGTTCTTCACCTAAATAAGAAGAATAATTTTTAATTTTATCTACATTCTCTGCTAAGTAGTCAGAATAAGATATGCTTTTGTCAAGATTCTCAGATAAGTATTCAGTATAATCAGTTACCTGATTTACCTTTTCTGCAATATGCTCAGTATATGTAACTAATTTTTGAATTAGTTCATCGTTATTTGAATTTGCAGATTCCTTAACACCGTCTAATGTATTCTTAACATATTCCGTGTACTTATTGAAATCCTCAACGGTTACAAAGTTTCCTGTGTTATTTTCCATTGTTAGATCTGTTTTATTTGTTTTATTTATTTCATCTTCAGTTTCTGCCATTTCATAAATATATAAACCTTCAGAATTTTCAATTCCAAAAGATTCATTCACTCTGGCCAATTCGGCATTTTCAAACCCAGGATCAGCAACTAAATCATATGTAAAGAATTTTTTAATTTTAACTTTACCTGCTTCATCAACAGTTCCAGCAGCTCTACTTGAAATATGTAATGGAATACCATCTTCTATTAATGCCTGAGCTTCTTTTCCTTTTGAAGTATTTAATAATCTGATTCTTCCTAATACTTGTTTCTTATCTTTATCATAGTCTAAATCCTCGATAACATGAGAGACATTTGATAAGCTAATATCAAAATCTTTAGGGTGGTCAAGTTCACCTAACAGTTTGTTAGTTTTTACCTTTTCCTTTAATTCGTTAATATGAGGAAGAACTTCTGACTCTTCATATATTCTATTGTTTTTATTCTTTACTCCAATCTCAGTAAATACACCTTCCAGTACAACAGAGCCATCGGCATCTTTTGACATGGTTAGGTTTGACTTAGATCTTTCTAGAATTAAAAGTTTCTTATTAGACATCTTTCTAGTTATTATTTGATTTATATATTACAACTCTTAATAGTTTTTAGATATCACCTAACGGATCTTCATCTACACCATCAGATTTTTCTTCGGGCTTAAAATCCTTCTTAGCTGCACCTAACAGGATCTTTTCTATATCCTCTTCTTTAAAACCTTCTTCTCTTAGGTCTTCGCGTTCTTTTGCTCTAGCATTTGCTTTAATATCATCACGAGTAAATCCACCATACCTCTTAATTAAGAAACCTAAATCAAAATATGGTATTTCTTCCATTTCAGCATTCATAGTACTTAATTGAGTTTTCAAGTTACCAATAAAATCAACTCTTTTTGTTTGCAATTCCATTTCTTTCATTTCCTCAAAAACATTATCTTTTATAAAGTCTAAACCTAAACCGGCTTTAAATGCAATATCATTTTTTAATTCAGGATGATTAAGACACATTTGAAGATATACAGGTTTAACTAGTATTTCTTGGAATATGGATCTTAATCTTGAAACAAATCTTCCAAACTTAATTTCATCTCTTAACATACCACTTGCTTCCATATCATATGTGTTACCACCTTCTCTATCAAATCTTGAGAAAGGTATTTTAGAAGCTAATTGTAATTTATCAGAAAAATATTTTAAAGACTCAGTATCACCTAAATCTGGTCCATCACCACCAATAGTAGTAATCTCAGGTGTTTCGCCTTCTTTAGAAGGTAACCAATATTCCTTATTGAATGGCATCATTGGTTTACCGTTAGTTTGTATTTCACCACTTTCAAAATTAAAGTCTACTACCTCTCGGTAAGAATTCATTAATGTTGATAATGATTGCTTTGCTCTAGTTTTTGATTTACCACCAACTGGGATAGTAAACTGAGTTTTAAATGAAGCATTTGATACAGCCCAAATAATCCTACTATGCTCCATTATTCTTAATAAGTTAAATGATCTGATTAATCTTTCTGTATAAGATATTCTCATTGGTGAATTAACTTGTGAATATGAAATGTAAATTATTTGCGAATCCCATAATGTTCTTTCCTTT